TGACGATGCAAGTTTATCAGGTGGATTAACAACTACTAATTCAGCTTTAGGTACAGCATCTGCTCCTATTAACGTAGAAACAGATGATGCAGGTATCAACCTCATGCTATTAATGGCTAGAGTGCTTGATGACCAATCTGTACCAGAAGAGAACAGATGGTTTGTTGCTCCTCCAATCTTCTACGAGAAGATGTTTCAAGCAGGTAACAAGATGGCAGAAGTACAGGTAACTGGCGATGCGTCTTCAAACCTAAGAAACGGACTTGCAACTCCGGGTACACTTGCAGGATTTAGATGCTACAAGTCTACTGCATTAAATAGTACAGCAGGTACTGACCAAGTAACATTATCAGGTGTCGCTACAGACGCTTCTGAGAACGTTATCATGGCAGGACATATCTCTAGTACTTCTACAGCGTCTCACATCGCAAAGACTGAAGTGGTACGTTCAACTGAATCATTCTCTGATGTCGTTAGAGGACTACACGTTTTTGGTAGAAAAGTTTTAAGACCAGAAGCAATAGTTCGTGGCGTCATAGACTTTGCGTAAGGGGGATTAATTAATGACTACTTATAATCATACCATTACTGGTGGTGGAACTGTAGGACATCCGGGCAATGTGCCGAGACCTTACATGGTTCAATCTAGAATCTTTGACGCAGCCGACCAGAACCTTTCTGCAAATGACGTTGTACAGATGATCGATGTGCCAGATAACACAATTGTTATCGGTGGATGTCTTGACGTTCTTGAAGCAGGTGGATCAGGTCTAACCTACGATGTTGGTTTAAGTACTGACATTGATGCGTTTGCTGATGGTGTTGATGGTAATGCTGATGCGATATACCAATTTAGTTTAAAAGCTTCAGGTATAAACACAGTTATTGCCGCTGATGCAATTCAAGTTAAAGCATTAGGTGCAGGCGTTACTGCAGGTCGTTTTAGAGTCATAGCAATTATGTGTGACATTGGAACAGGTCCAAAGCAGACTGCTAGTGTAACAACTGGTACGTAACAACTAACTTCGGGAGGGCAGGGCAACTTGCCCTCTTGACAATTATGAGGTAACAATGTCTGAAAAAGGTACAATGAAAGGTCACACCATTAAAGGTGGTCATAAACGCCCAACTAAGTCGGGTGCAGGTATGACTAAAAAAGGTGTAGCTAAGTACAGGAGGGATAATCCCGGATCAAAGCTCAAGACAGCAGTTACAGGTAAAGTAAAGAAAGGTAGCAAGGCTGCCAAACGTAGAAAGTCCTATTGTGCAAGAAGTGCAGGGCAAATGAAAAAGTTTCCTAAAGCGGCAAAAAATCCTAACAGTCGTTTAAGACAGGCAAGAAGAAGGTGGAAATGTTAGCAACAATTAATTTTACAATGTTTAGAATACTAAACAAAATAAGCAATAAATTCTACAGACAATACGTAAAACAATTACATAAGTCACAAGGGAGAATTTAATGGAAAATATGGTATTAGATGCGTGGAATGATTTATCTTATATAGAAGGTGCGTTATTTACTGCGTGGTTATTTATTTTGTACTATGGTAAAGTGTGGATTGACAGTAAATTTACCAAGAGGGAATGTAGATGCTCACAGCGTTAATAGGACCTATAGCCAATCTTGCAGGTTCTTGGATGAACAGCAAGGTAGAGAAAGTAAAAGCTGACGGTCAAGCTAAAGTAGCACAAGCTAGAGCTAAAGCAGTTGTTGCAGAGAAAGTGGCAACAGGAGAAGTTGCATGGGAGAAGTCTATGGCTGACGCTACGGACAACTCGTGGAAAGACGAATTTGCTTTGGTTGTTTTGCTTTTGCCTGCAATACTAGTCTTTATCCCGTCATTTACAGAATATGTACGAACAGGCTTTGAAGTGCTTAATACTTTGCCTGATTGGTATCAGTACCTTTTATTTATAGCTGTAAGTAGCTCATTTGGAATAAAAGGTGTAGGACAAGCAATGAAACTAATGGGGAAGAAATAATGAAAGGCGTAAAACACTATTTAAAAAACGGAACGTTGTACACAGGTTCAACACACAAAATGAAGGATGGCACTTTGCACAGTGGTAAAAACCATACCAAATCAAGTAAAGCTTTGTTCCACATGAAAGATTTATCTAAAACAGCACAAGCTAAAGCAAAGAAAGCGAAGGCATAACATGACAAAAAAGAAAAGTGGCTCTAAACCAAAAAATGCTGCATTGTATTCTAGAGTAAAATCAGAAGCAAAAAAGAAATTTAAGGTCTATCCTAGTGCATATGCAAATGCATGGCTTGTGCGAACCTACAAGAAGCGTGGTGGCACTTACGCATGAGTTTAACCAAATGGTTTAAAGAAGATTGGCGAGATGTTAAGACAGGCAAGAAGTGTGGTCGTTCTGGTAAAGAAAAAAAGAAAAGACCTTACCCTGCATGTAGACCAAAAGCAGTAGCTAGTAGAATAAGCAAACAAGAAGCTAAAAAGAAAACAGGACCTAAAGCAGTTAAGTGGTCTGTTACTGCGTCAGGTAGAAAACGTAAGACAACAAGGAAAAAAGCGTGACATCATCAAGCTACAGTAATCCTACTAGAAAAGTTAATCTTGATTTAAGAAAAATAAATAAATCAAAGGTAAAAGGTAAAGTACAATATGATGTTCGTAAAACTACAGACGCAGGATCATTAGTACCTCGTTCAAATAAAAATAAACAAATGATAGATGAAGTATACAAACCTAGATATAAAAATCAAGAAACATCTAAAACACTATCTGGTAATGTATCTTTTCCATTAGGCCCTTTGCAGGGAACTATATATGGTGCTAGAACTAGAAACAAAAGAAAATACACAGAGGGTGATATTTTTGGTTCTTATGAAAACACTTGGAAAAATATAGAAAATCAGTTAGGTGCAGAACTAGGATATGAAATTAACGAAAAAAATAGAATAGGCATAGACATAAACAAACAATTTTTTACAGGTCAAAAAGGTAGTAAATCTAATGTACGATTAAACTGGAACGCAGAAGTAGCAGGAGGTTTTTTAGATGTAACTTTTAGTGGTTCAGATAGAAATAAACAAGGTAAAGCACTACAACTTAAATACAATATACCAACAGACACACTTATGAGGTTTTTCAAATGAAATATGATCGTGATGAACTAGTTAAGATGATAGCTATCCACGAAGGGATAGTTCTTAATGTTTACCAAGATCATTTGGGAATAGATACGGTAGGAATTGGGCGTAATCTACAGGACAGAGGTATTACGGATGGAGAGCTACTGTTTATAAACAAAACTATTGATGATGTTTACGATAATGGTCTTACAGAAGAAGAAGCCTATTATCTTTGTATGAATGACATAGCAATCGTAGAAAAAGAATTACTTCAAAATAAACCAATAGTAAATCAATTAGATGCTGTTAGACAAATGGTTCTTGTAGATATGGCATTTAATATGGGCGTTCCAAGATTAATGAAATTTTTAAATATGTGGATGGCGATAAAAAAAGAAAATTATCCTTTAGCTTGCCTTGAGATGCTTGATTCGAGATGGGCAAATCAGGTAGGCAAACGTGCAACAAAATTATCTGAAGCGATGAAGAGTGGAGAGTGGAATTGACCGAAGATAAGAAGCGATGCGATACTTGTGAATGTTATGAGTGTGAATGTGAAGAATGTACTTGTGACTGCCACAAAGAAGAAGAACAGGAGGTACAAGGAGTACCAGTGTGATTGAGTTTGTGTTAGTGTTTATGATGGGAATAAAAGTAGTAGACCAAACACAAACTTTTAAAAACATTGATGAGTGCCTGTACTTTTCCGAAAGATTGCATAATCAGCCTTCAATACCACAACAGGAAGGACCTAACTTACGAATAACTGCGTATTGTAAACCAATAAGGAAAAAGTAATGGACCCAATAACTATATCTGTAGCTGTAGGCGTTGCATCAAAGGCTTTTTCTGCAATTAAACAGGGGTTTGCAGTTGGTCGTGACATAGAACAAATGTCGGGGGATATCGGCAGATGGATGGGAGCAGTGTCAGATGTTGACAATGCTGAGAAACAAGCTAAGAACCCACCTCTTTTTGGTAAACTTTTTAAGGCAGGTTCTATTGAGGAAGCGGCAATGTCGGCTTACGCAGCCAAGAAAAAACTTGAAGAACAAAGATATGAACTAAAAATGTTTTTGAATTTAACTCATGGCCCTCAAGCATATGATGAATTATTGCAGATGGAAGGTCAGATAAGAAAACAAAGACAGCAGACAATATACAAGCAGCAGCAATTAAGAAGACAAGTAGGTGAAGGTATTGCGTGGTTATTTCTTGTAGCAATTATAGGTAGCTTTATATTATTATTAGTAAGTATGTTTACAAGTAAGTCTTATGCTGATACATATAAATACGTACCTAAACCTTATACTAAACAACAGCTATTACAGCAAGGTAAAATACTTGAAAAGAAATATACAACTTGCAGATTAAAAAAAATACTTAAATCAAAGTACACAAATAAACAAGCCTGTATATACTTAGGTGGAAATAAAACATATACACTGATGTATGAAAAAAATTGTCCTAAACAATACAAATGTCTTTATAACCCTAATAGTAAAGAACCTAATATAGACAACGTAATGGAAAGTTTAAGAAGTATAGGTAAAAGGTGACACACAAGTCTGTAGTAAATATAGTAGGCAGAGGACAGGCGATAGAAGCTGAAGTGATCCCTTTACGAAAACATACAAAATTATATTTGACTAAAAATACCAAGCCTATTAAATTATTAACCCAAAGACAAATAAATGAATTAGAAGAATATTTGAACAGTCCAAAAAGACGACTTAGAAAAATGCAAAATTTAAGTGTTGCAAAATAAACTCTTGCTTTTTATACAGTTTATCTGTATAATCAGACAACAGGGAGTTCATATGAAAAACTTAGCAGCACAAGCGTTAGCTTTTCAGTACAAGTTACAGATAGATAATGCAACATCATTAATAAATGTAAACCATAAGCCACTTAATGAAATAGACAATGCACTTGGCGAAATGGTAATAGCTAATCAAAAGTTACAGTTACTAAACAAGATAGTGGCTGAAAGCAATCCCAAAGAGATTGATACCCCCGAAAGTAAATAATACATGGCAAGCACATAT